TTATTGCTGTTCCCCAACACCTACACCAACGTCCATCAAGTTGATGTGAAGCCGTGGGTCGTCGATGCCGATCAGATGAAGGTCATCCGCGACAATGTCTTCGAGTACTTTGGAGTAAACGAGGACATCCTGCAAAACAAAGCCTATGGCGACGCGTGGAGTGCCTTCTATGAAGGCGCGATCGAGCCGTTCGCGATCCAGTTCTCCGAAGTGATGACCAAAATGCTGTTCACGTTCCGCGAGCAGACACAGGGCAACCAAGTGATGGCAACCGCCAATAGGCTGCAGTATCTGTCGAACGCAGACAAGCTGAACGTGTCCGCGCAGATGCTCGATCGAGGCATCATGTCAATAAATGACGTCAGAGAGATATGGAACCTTCCGCCGGTAGAGGACGGAGATAATCGCATCATCCGCGGAGAATACTATAACGCAGATGAGAAAGTATCGGAGGAATAACATGGAAAAAGAGATCAGATCCTTTGACTTTGAAGTCAGAGCAGAACAGAACGATCAGGGTAGTGTTCTGACGGGCAGGCCCATCGTATTCAATCAGCGCACCAACGTAGGTTGGTACGACGAAATCATCGAAGACCATGCACTGGACAACACCGATCTGAAGGATGTCCGCTTCCTGGTCAATCACAACACCAACATGATCCCGCTGGCGAGATCCCGCAATAACAATGCGAACTCGACCATGCAGATGAAGGTCGTGGACGGTGAGGGCATGGATATCCGTGTAAATCTGGACACGGAGAACAATGCCGATGCAAGAAGCCTTTACTCGGCAGTCGAACGAGGGGATATTTCCGGAATGTCCTTTATGTTCATTGTCGATAAAGATAGCTGGGACGATGTAGACAGCGACCATCCTGTCAGAACGATCCGGTCGTTCAAGCAGGTGCTGGAAGTATCCGCTGTTACGTTCCCGGCATATGAGCAAACCAACATTCAGGCTCGCGGCCTTTCCGACGCACTGGATAGCGCGAAGGAATCACTGGAGAGTGCAAAAGCCGAGAAGCGTGAGCTGGAACTTGCCAAAGCCAAATTGAAAATGAAAGCGAGAATTTGACATGGAAATCAAGACTATGTCCGTTGAAGAGCTTCAGGCTCGTAAGGTCGCAATCGAAGCGGAAATCGATTCCCTTGAATCCATCGAGGAAGTAAATGCTCGTTCCGCCGAAGTCGACGAGATCAACGCCGAGCTCGAAGCTCGCAAGAAGCTGGCACAGGAAAAGGCCGAGGTTCGCGCCAAGGTCGCAGAAGGTGCTGGCGAAACTATCGAATCTATCCCCGAAGAAAGGAAAGAAACCATGAGCGAAACCGAAATCCGCAATTCCAAAGAGTACATCGACGCTTATGCCGAGTACATCAAGTCCGGCGACCCGTCCGAGTGCCGTGCGCTCCTGTCCGAGAACGCCAACAACGGCACCGTAGCCGTTCCTGATTATGTTTACGAAATCACCAAGACCGCTTGGGAGCGTGAAGGCATCATGGCTCGCGTTCGCAAGGCGTACATCCAGGGCAACCTCAAGGTCGGCTTCGAAATCGATGGCGATCCTGCCGTGGCTCATGCCGAAGGCGCAAACGTAAACGAAGAGACCCTTACTCTCGGCGTGGCTGAGCTTGTTCCGCAGTCCATTAAGAAATGGATTTCTATCAGCGACGAGGCCATGGACCTGCGTGGCACCGCCTTCCTGGACTACATCTACGACGAGCTGGCGTATCGCATCGCCAAGAAAGCCGCTGACATGATGGTCGCCAAGATCGAGGACACCACCGCAGCAGGCTCCGACGCAGTACCTGCGCAGGCTGTTATCGCAGAGGCTACTATCGCCATGGGTACCGTAGCGAAAGCTATCGCGAACCTGTCCGACGAGGCAGCTAATCCGGTCATCATTATGAACAAATTGACGTGGTCCGCATTCAAGGAAGTACAGTATGCTAACGGCTACGGCGCGGACCCGTTCGAAGGTCTTCCGGTCGTCTTCAACGACACCATCAAGGCGTTCTCTGCTGCGACCACTGGCGAGACCTATCTGATCGTCGGCGACCTTGACCACGGTGCTCTGGCTAACTTCCCGAACGGCAACGAAATCACCTTCAAGTATGACGACATGACTCTTGCAACGCAGGACCTTGTCCGCATCATCGGTCGCGAGTTCGTTGCGCTGGGTGTTGTCGCTCCGAAGGCCTTCTGCAAGGTCACGAAATAAGGTGTTTAAACCATGGCATCGGCAGAGCTGATAACGAAGGCGAAGATGGCGGCACGGATCACGACCACGGCGTTCGACGCTCAAGTTGGCGACCTGCTCGATGCCGCCATCCTCGATATGGGTGTGGCAGGTGTCCAGGCGGAGCTTGATCCGCTGGTAACACAGGCCGCTATCACTTACTTTTTGATGCACTTCGGACAGCCCGATGATTATGACCGTCTGAAAAGAAGCTACGACGAACAGAAGGCCCAGCTCGCCACCTGTACCGGCTACACGAAATGGGGTGATTAAATGGATCGCAGTTGCGTGATCACTCTTATCCGTGAAGCAAGAGCGCAGGACGAGAACGGCGTCTTTCGCGATAATGGCCTGATCGAGCGTGATGTCTTTGCACAGGTAGATTCGGTCACTCGCTCCGAGTTCTTCGAGGGCGGTCGCAACGGGTTGAACCCTGAATATGTATTCCGCGTCTTCTTTGGAGACTACGAAGGTGAACGAGAGATCGTTTATCAAGACAAACACTACAGCATCTATCGAGTCTACCAAAGTCGGACGGACGATGTAGAGCTGTACGCAGAGAGGAAGGGCGGTACCAATGGCTAACGTGCGGATAGACGCTCTCTCGAGAGCTGTCGGTGATATCCTCGAGAACTATTCCGACAAGGTCGGTGATGCTCTGGAAGATGTCATCAAAGAAGTCGCCGCGCAAGCCAAAAAGGATCTTGCCGCCTCCTCTCCGAAGCGTACAGGACGATATGCCAAGGGATGGCGTACAGAAAACACGGGCACGAGACTGGCACCCGGTCAGACTGTCTATAACACGAAGCCGGGCCTACCGCATCTGCTGGAGTTCTCGCACGCACTGCGAGGCGGAGGCAGAAGCGTTGCCCAGCCACACATTGCCCCTGTGAATGACAAGATCCCGAGGCTGGTAGAAGAAGGATTGGAGAAGAGGCTATGACCACGCAGGAGATTGCAAAGATGATAGAAGAAGTAGGGGTTCCCTACGCCTACTATCAATTCACCAATGCCACCGCAAAGCCTTGTCCCTTCATCTGCTTCTATTACGCAGACTCCGACGACATGAGCGCGGACAACGTGAACTATGTAAAGGTGAGACGGCTCGTTGTCGAGCTGTACACCGATAATAAAGATTTCGAGATGGAAAACACCGTAGAGACCGTGCTGAATAATCACGGTCTCTTTTATTCCAAGTCCGAGATCTACATTGATTCTGAACGTATGTATGAAGTTATCTACGAAAGCGAGGTAATAATAAATGGCTAACAAGGTACAGTATGGCCTTTCCAACGTTTACTATGCCATTGCCACCATCGCCAACGACGGAACCGCTACCTATGCCACGCCCGTCGCATGGCCTGGTGCTGTTTCCCTGTCGCTGGATCGTGACGACAATGTCGAAGAGTTTTACGCTGACAACATCGTCTACTTTACCAGTGGCGAGACCTCCGGTTATTCCGGTTCGCTCGAGACCGCTCTGATCCCCGACTCCTTCCGTGAGAATGTCCTGGGAGAAGTCGTAGACGGTAAGAACGTATTTTTCGAGGACGCAAACGCGGCGACCGTTCACTTCGCTCTGATCTTCCAGTTTAAGGGCGATCAGAATGCTGTGAAGCATGTCCTGTACAACTGCACAGCGACTCCTCCGTCTGTGGCCTCCGAAACCACGACAGACACCGTTACGCCGCAGACCGAGACCATCGAACTGACCGCACGCACGGTCTACAACTCGACTCTGTCCAAGAACATTGTTAAGGCTCGTCTGGCTGACTCCACCAGCACGGCTTATGCTAACTGGGAGACCGCTGTCTACACCGGCACAGCCGCAGGCTGATCGTTAAACGCGGAGGGCAAAATGGAACGTATAATTGTTATCGATGGCATCGGGCGAAACTTCAAATCGTCCGGTGCCACTCCGCGTATTTATCGCGGGATTTGTGGCCGTGATCTATTGACCGATCTGGCCAAACTGGAAGAGGGGAATTATACGCCAGAAGTGCTCGAAATTTACGAGGATCTGGCGTACACGATGGCGAAACAGGGCAATGACGCATTGCCCGAAGACGATGAGAGAAAAATAGCGACCTTCCCGTCCTCTCCGGACGAGTGGCTCGATACCATTGAAGTATTAGATATCTACGATGTTCTGCCGCAGATCGCTCTCCTTTGGAGAGAGTCCAACAAGACAACCGTAGAGTCAAAAAAAAACAACGTGAGACCGCCCGAGAATTAACGAGCGGCCTTTTTTATCTAAGGTGTGTGCAAATGGGTCTCAGTATTGCAGACACCGACCTGCTGACGATGGGCGAAATATTCGACATGATCGCGGAGGCATCCAACGATTCTTATGAATATGACTATGTCGCCACGCAGGAAGACTTTGACCGATTCTAAGTGAGGTGTAAATATGGCGTCACGGCGTATTTCTGGTATCACTATCGAAATCGATGGTAATACCCAAAAGCTAAACGACTCTTTAAAATCAGTCGATAAACAGTTAGCCTCGACCCAGTCGCAGTTAAAGGATGTCGAGAAGCTTCTAAAGCTTGATCCGAGAAACACGGAGTTATTATCTCAAAAACAGAAGCTTTTATCGGAGTCTATCGAAGGCACCAAGGAACGCTTGCAACAGCTCGAAAAGGCACAGAAGGAGCTTGCGTCCAAGGACTCTACGCCAGAGGTCGCAAAGCAACAGGAAGCCTTGCAGAGGGAAATCATCGAGACCAAAAACAAGTTAAAAGGCTTCGAGGATGAGCTTGGGAAGGTGCCGAACAAGGCCCAACTCGCATTCGAGAGTATTGGTGACGGCCTCAAGAAAACAGGCGAGAAGATGTCCGAGGTCGGCGAGAATATGACGAAGTACGTGACCGGCCCGATCGCCGCCGCAGGAGCCGCTTCTGTTGCCGCCTTTACCGAGGTCGATGATGCCATGGATACAGTCATCAAGAAGACCGGAGCGACAGGCGAGGCCCTTGAAGGGATGCAGAAGAGCGTAGAAAACCTTGCGACAACTCTTCCGACATCCTTCGACGAGGCCGCGAACGCCATCGGCGAGATCAATACGCGATTCGGTTTAACTGGGCAGGAGCTGGAGGACCTCTCGGGGCAATTCATTAAATTCGCCCAATTGAACAACACCACCGTCTCGGACTCTGTCGACCGCACTCAAAGATTAATGGCGGCCTTCGGGGTAGAAACTAAGGACGCGTCAAAAATCCTTGATATTTTAAATAAGACAGGGCAAAAGACGGGAATCAGCGTCGATAAGCTGTCCGACCTCATGACCACAAACGCGGCATCGCTCCAGGAAATGGGCCTATCTGCCGCAGGTGCCGCTGAATTTTTAGGTGCGGTTGAGATGTCCGGAGCGGACGTATCTGTCGTTATGCGAGCATTGAACGCGGCTAACAAGAAGGCGGCAAAAGAGGGTAAGTCGTTAAACGATGTACTCGGGAAGTTTTCGAAAACGATGAACTCCAACGCCACCGAGGCCGAAAAGATGCAAGCGGCCATCGAGCTGTTCGGGTCAAAAGGAGGCCCAGCTATTTACAACGCGGCTAAGCAAGGGACGCTTTCCCTTGACAATCTGACAGCGTCAATGGACTCGGCGGCAGGATCAGTCACGCAGACCTTCGAGGGCACTCTTGACGGTATCGACAATTGGACTATGGCCGTTAATCAAGCCAAGCTCCTTGCAAGCGATATTGGTGGGATGCTCAGCGAGTTCGCAGGGCCTATCCTCCAGAAGGTTCGAGACGCATTGCAAGAGGCGGTAGGCTGGTGGCGTGGTCTGAATAGCGAACAGCAAGATACCATCGTAAAAGTCGCTGGAATCGTTGCGGCAATCGGCCCTGCCGTCACCATAGTCGGCAAGCTGACATCCGCAGTCGGGCTCCTGTCGCAAGGCCTGGGCATTCTTGCCGCGCATCCTGTTGCGGCCGCTGTCATCGGTTTAACGACCGCCTTCGGCGGTCTGGCGTTGGCCATCAAGGGAGCAGGTGACAAGGGCGAGACCTATATGCAGCAGACCTATGGCGTCGACGAGGCAATGCAAGCCAACATCGAAAAGATTGGCGAACTCAAGACGGCATATGAGGAATCGAACAAACAGAAAGACCTTTCCTTCGAGAAATTCGATGCCGAATACGGCTACCTGCAAGAACTCGCAACGGAGTACGACGGCTACCTGGATAAGAATGGCCATGTAATCGAAAAGTACAAAGAACGGGCGGAGTTCATCGAAACAACCCTTGCCGAGGCTCTGGGAATCGAGAAAGAGGATATTCAGAAAATCGTAGAGGCTAACGGTAGCTTGTCCGGTTCCATCGATGAGGTCATTACCAAGCGGAAAGCCGAAGCCCTCTTGAACTCTTTACAGGACGAATATACGCAAGCCATCCAGGGCACAAAGTCAGCGGAAGAAGAACTCTTGAAGGCTGAGGGCAATCTTGAGACGAAGACGAAAGCCTTGAAGGACCTCGAGGCCGAGCGTAACAGAATCCAGGCGTTACAAAACGACTATATTCAGAAGAACGGCTATGCTTCGTCAGAGTACGCGGACCAATTGCAAGACCTGCGAGTCGATATTGAGTACGCCACAGAGGCGGAGAAACAAGCCTCGCAAGCGGTCGCAGATGCCGAAGAAACTTACTTAGGTTATCAAGCTACTATTCAGCAATACGAAGGCGTATCAGCCGCCGCTATTGAGGGTGATACCAATCGCATATCTTTGGCCATGGATCGCTATAGAAACGACTTCCGAACCACCGAAACAGCTACGGTCAACACCTTAAAGAAGCAGGTAGAGGACTATAAGACCGAGTACGAGAACGCCAAGGCCGCAGTCGAGAGAGGCAGTAAGACCATCACTAAGGCCGACCTGGCCGAGAAGGAGTACTGGTACACACAAGCCAAGCTGGAATACAACAAGGCAACGAAGGCCGCAAGAGATGCGGCAGCTGACACCGCCGAAGGTTACGCGACCAAGCTACGCGGAGGCCGCAAAGCGGCGGCAAGTGCGGCGGAGTACATGGGCGGCGGAGTCACCAACGAATTGCAGAGCACCGCAAAGCGTGCTGATCAGTACGGTTACAGCGTCGCCGCAGGAATGGCGAACGGTATCCGGTCTAACGCTCATTTGGCAACCTACGCGGCTGGAAACATGGCAAACGCCATCGAAGAAAAGTTACGAGGGGCCTTGCAGATTCATTCGCCTTCACGCTTGACCGCATACTTCGGCGAAATGCTCGATGAAGGTCTTGCCATCGGTATGGACGGAGGTCTTGCAGTAAAAGCCGCAGAGAACCTTGCGAGAGAGGTGGCACAGCCCTTCGAGACCCAGCAGAACCGCGACACCATCGCCAACGCCGCGCCGATGACACAGTCGAGCATGGTGGATGCCTTCCAGACCGCACTTTCGAGAATGAAGGTCGAGATGGATGACCGGGAGATGGGAAGCTTTGTAGAAAAGACGGTCGTTCGGGCCGTATATGCGTGAGGTACGACATGCACTATGTAATCATCAATGGGAAGAACTCCAACGCCTACGACGGCCTACAGGTGCTTACGCTTCCTCCGATCGTGAAGCCCAAAATGAGGACACAGGTCGCCACGATCGACGGAAGGCCTGGTGACATCGTCACGAGATTGGGCTATGAGGCGTACAACAAAAAAATCAAGGTACTGCTGCATGACCGCTATGATCTGGACGCGATCGAAAGCTTTTTCAACTCGTCGGGGGAGGTCGTATTCTCAAACGAACCGGAACGGGTATACCAGTTTGAGACGTTGGACGTGATCGAGTTTCAGCGCGCGGCGAAATTCAAGACCGCAGAGATCGTCTTTCACGTACAGCCATATAAGCATCAATACCAGGAACAGCCGCAGACCTTTTCCACGTCCCCGGCAGGCGTTTACAACTATGGCAACACAGACGCGGCACCACGCATCACCATCGCAGGAAGCGGGACAGTCACAGTGAGCCTTGATGGC